TTTCAAAGAACATTAGAAGATTGGGCAAAGTTTAATATTAATAATAGAACAAAACATGATGCATCTATAAGTTCAGGCTTAGCATTAATGGCATGTAATAAACACCGATACACGCCAGGTCCTAAAAGAGAAAGACCGTTACCGGTTGATTTAGGAATTAAAAAGTACGACAACAAAGGTTCAATATCAAAAATAATAAGTTAAATGAGTATATATACTAACACAAACAGCGCTTTTCCAAGTCAGGTAGTAAGTGATGCAGAGAAAGCGAGTTTGGAATATGGTACGCAAGTTGGGCAGGCTATTGAGTACGAATGGTTTGGTCAAGGTCGAACCAACGGTAATAGATATTTAACTAGTTGGAATCAATTTCACCAATTAAGATTATATGCTCGAGGAGAGCAATCAATACAAAAGTATAAAGATGAACTGTCAATTAATGGCGATTTATCTTATTTAAACTTAGACTGGAAACCTGTGCCTATATTATCTAAATTTGTAGATATAGTAGTTAATGGTATTTCAGGAAAGTCTTATGACATAAAAGCATATGCACAAGATCCTCAATCAATAAAGAAAAGAACGGACTATGCTTCTATGCTTTATGAGGATATGGTTGCTAAAGAATATTTAGATAGCTTAAAACAAACGTTGGGTATTGATTTATATCAAACGCCTAATATAGATACCATACCAGAATCTAAGGAAGAGCTTGAACTTCATATGCAATTAAGTTATAAGCAATCAATTGAGATAGCAGAAGAAGAAGCTATATCATCTGTGCTTGCTCAAAACAAATACGATCTTACTAGGAAAAGATTGAACATGGACTTAACTGTTCTAGGAATTGCTATTGCTAAAACGGGATTTAATACTGCAGAAGGTGTAACAGTCGATTATGTAGATCCAGCTTATGCTATTTATTCTTACACAGAAGATCCAAACTTTGATGACATATATTACGTAGGCGAAGTAAAGTCTATAACAATTCCTGAACTTAAAAAAGAATTTCCTAACATATCAGAAGAAGAGCTTGCTAGAATTCAAAAAATGCCAGGCAACAGCCAGTATGTAACGGGGTGGGGTAATTACGATAAAAATACTGTACAAGTTTTATACTTTGAATACAAAACATATCACAATCAAGTATTTAAAATAAAGCAAACAGAACAGGGCTTAATGAAAGCTTTAGAAAAGCCAGATACATTTAACCCACCTGAAAATGATAATTTTGAAAGAGTATCAAGATCTATTGAAGTGTTATACACGGGAGCAAAAGTATTAGGTAACAACGATATGCTTAAATGGGAATTAGCAGAAAATATGTCAAGACCTGTAGCTGATACAACTAAGGTTGAAATGAATTATGCTATATGTGCACCTAGAATGTACAAAGGAAGAATTGAATCTATTGTAAGCAAATGTATTGGTTTTGCTGATATGATTCAATTAACTCATTTAAAGCTGCAGCAAGTTTTATCTCGTATGGTACCAGACGGTGTATACTTAGATATGGACGGGCTTGCAGAAGTTGATTTAGGTAATGGCACAAACTACAATCCTGCGGAAGCACTTAATATGTATTTCCAAACAGGTTCTATTGTAGGTAGATCACTTACACAAGACGGTGATATGAATGCCGGTAAAGTGCCTATCCAAGAACTTAATAGTTCAAGCGGTCAAGCTAAAATTGCAGCACTTATACAAACGTATCAATATTATTTACAAATGATACGTGATGTAACGGGCTTAAACGAAGCAAGAGACGGCACAGCAATGGACAAGAACTCGCTAGTAGGGCTGCAAAAGATGGCCGCTAATGCGTCTAATGTTGCCACTAGACATATTAACCAGTCTAGCCTTTATATAACACTTAAACTGGCTGAAAACATTGCTCTTAAAATAGCAGATGCTTTAGAATTTCCGCTTACAAGAAGTGCATTACAAAACTCTATATCAACGTTTAATATAAAAACTTTAGACGAAGTTATAAATTTAAACCTGCATGACTTTGGTATATTTTTAGAACTAGAACCGGATGACGAAGAACTAGCACAGCTTGAAGCAAACATTCAAGTTTCATTACAGCAAGGCAGTTTGAATTTAGAAGATGCTATAGATTTAAGGCAAATAAAAAATCTTAAGCTAGCAAATCAAATGCTTAAAATAAAGCGTAAAGCAAAAGCTAAACAAGATCAAGCTAACCAGCAAGCTAATATTGCAGCTCAAGGGCAAGCACAAGCTGATACTGCAGAAAAATCAGCAATGGCTGAAGTGCAAAAGCAAGAAGCTATAATGGGAGCTAATGTTCAATTTGAGCAATCAAAAAATCAAATGGAAATACAACGCATGGAAATAGCAGCACAATTAGAAGCACAAAAAATGCAAACAAAGTTCCAGTACGATATGCAACTTAAACAACTAGATGTTCAAACAATCCAACAAAAAGAAGGAGCAATTGAAGATCGTAAAGATAAACGTAGCAAAATGGAAGCTACACAGCAAAGTGAGTTAATAAGTCAAAGAAAGAATGATGGCTTACCAATAGACTTTGAAAATCAGCCTGAACAAGGCATGCAAGCTTTCATGTAGAAAGTAACAACTATTTAATTATATTATATTATGTCAGAAGTAAAAACAAATGGACCTGTTAAGCAGGAAGGTGAGTTTAAATTAAAAAAGAAAACTCCAAAAAAATTAACAAATGTAAGCGAGGAACCAGTTAAGGTAAACATGAAAGAACCTTTAATTGAGTTAGAGCCAGACGTTAAGAAAGTAGTAATACCTAAACAAGAAGAAGATGCCATTCAAATCGGAGAAACAGAGAAGGTATCTGTGGAAGAATCATCCGGAGATAGCGCAAAGGTGGGAGAACCTGTACAAGAGTCCAACAAGGATACTGAAGGGTTTTCTCCAATCAAAGAAGTCGAAGTAGCTAAAGTTGAAACCGAGGTTAAAGAGGCATTAAGAGACGAAAAAGTATTAGGCAAGCAGTTACCGGAAAATATTGAAAAACTAGTTTCGTTCATGGAAGAAACAGGCGGGACAATAGAGGACTATACAAGGCTTAATGCTGACTATTCAAAAGTAGACGATGTTACATTGTTAAAGGAATATTATAAAAAAGAAAAGCCTTATTTAGAAGGCGAAGATATAGATCTCATTTTAGAAGACTTTGTTTATGACGAAGACGTTGATGAGGAAAAAGATATGCGCAAAAAGAAAATTGCGTTTAAAGAAGAAGTTGCAAAAGCCAAAAGCTATTTAGAGGAAACTAAGAGTAAGTATTACGACGAAATCAAGTTGAGACCGGGCGTTACTCAAGACCAACAAAAAGCTATGGACTTTTTTAACCGATATAATAAGCAGCAAGAACAAGCCGAGCAACAACACACGCAATTTAAAGAAAGTACTAAACAGCTTTTTAACGACAGTTTCGAAGGTTTCGATATTAAAGTTGGCGAAAAGAACTATAAGTATAACATTCAAAATCGCGATAAAGTTGCAGAAAGCCAATCTAACATTAAAAACCTTGTCGGGAAGTTCCTAGACGCTGAAGGTAATGTTATAGATACAAAAGGTTATCACAAAGCTATGTATGCCGCTGACAATGTAGATAAGATTGCCGCTCATTTTTACGAGCAAGGAAAAGCAGACGCTGTAAAAGAAGTTGTAAACAATTCAAAAAACTTAAGTAGTACCAAAGCTAGGTCTACTCAAGGAGAAGTGTTTTTAAATGGATTTAAAGTTAAGGCAATTTCAGGCGCTGATTCTACAAAATTAAAAATTAAAACAAAAAAATTTAACTAAAAAAACTAAAAATTATGAGTTTAACTCCTCAATTTGGTAGTTTAATTCCAAGTCAAAAGCAAGAGCTTTTAGACTCAAACTACCTAAAATTTAACGACGGCGCTGCAGCTGGTGACACTGATACATTCGCACAGCAGTATTTGCCAGAAGTATATGAAGCCGAAGTAGAGCGTTACGGAAACCGTACGTTATCTGGCTTTTTAAGAATGGTTGGCGCTGAAATGCCAATGTCAAGTGATCAAGTAATTTGGTCAGAACAAAACAGACTACATATTTCTTATGAAAATGTTGCTGTAACTGGAGGCGCTGGTTTACAGCTTACCATTCCTGTTAACGGCGGAACTATCCAAAACGTTATATCTCCAAGAGCTACTATCGTTGTTTTAGACCCAGCAACTGGATCTGAGGCTAAATGTTTAGTAACTGCTTCTAATACTGCAACAGGTGTTTTAACTATACAGCCTTATACTATTGCTGCTCTTACTGTAGGCGCTGGCTTTACTGCTACTGGATTAAAAATATTTGTATACGGTTCTGAATATGGTAAAGGCGGTTCTATTCTTCAAGCAACTGATAATGGAGCAAATGCAACTACTCAGTATGTAAGTGTAGATCCTCAGTTTACACAATACTCTAATTCACCAATTATCCTTAAAAGCCAGTACGTAGTATCTGGATCTGATATGGCACAAATTGGATGGGTAGAAGTTGCGACTGAAGACGGAACATCTGGATACTTATGGTATTTAAAAGCTGAATCTGAAACAAGATTGCGTTTTGAAGATTACTTAGAAATGTCAATGATCGAAGGCGAAAAAGTTGATGCTGCAGCTGGCTCTCCAATTACAAGTGGAAAAGGTACTGAAGGTTTATTTGCTGCTATTGAAGAGCGCGGTAATGTAAATGTAGGATTTACCGCCGCTGCTGGTCTTGATTCTTTTGATGACATTTTGAAAAACTTAGATACTCAAGGAGCTATTGAAGAAAACATGTTATTCTTACAAAGACAAACAGCTTTGGATTTTGATGATATGTTAGCTGCAATTTCTGGAGGATCTCAAGGAGGTACTGCTTTTGGATTATTTGAAAACTCAGAAGAAATGGCTTTAAATCTTGGATTTTCAGGATTCAGAAGAGGTTCTTATGATTTCTACAAAACTGATTGGAAATACTTAAATGATGCTTCTACTCGCGGAGGTATTGATGGAGTAAGTTCTATTGAAGGTGTTTTAATACCTGCTGGAACTTCAACTGTTTACGATCAAATTCTAGGAACTAATATCCGTAGACCTTTCTTACACGTACGTTATAGAGCTTCACAAGCTGATGACAGAAGAATGAAATCTTGGTTAACTGGTTCTGCTGGTGGTGCATTTACTTCAACTCTTGATGCTATGGAAGTAAACTTCCTATCAGAAAGATGTTTAGTAACTCAAGCTGCTAACAACTTTGTATTATTCAAAGGAATCTAATTGATTCAACATTAATGTAATTTTTACCCTCGTTGAACTGACGGGGGTAATTATTACTCTTATAACTATTTAATTTTATTATATTATGGCTAAACAAGCTAAAGCAAAGCAAGTTGAGGTTGCGCCTCAAGAAGAAGTAGTAACAAGAGTTGCTACCCCAGTTAAGCCCACAAAACCAGAGTGGGAAATTAAAGATAGAATATACTATCTTAAAGGCAATAAATCTCCTTTAACACTAACAATACCTAGTAAACATACCAGAAAGCATTCGTTATTATATTTCGATGTTAAACAAGGCATTCAAAGAGAAATTAGGTATGCCACAAATCAAGACTCGCCACTTGTGCATGAGCAGAAAGGTGAAGCAACATTAGGTCACATTACATTTAAAGATGGTGACTTAAAAGTGCCAAAAGAACAACAAAATCTACAAAAATTGCTTTCTTTATATCATCCTTTAAAAGGCAGAATGTATGAAGAATTTAGTGCAGTTGAAGAAGCAGTAGATCAATTAGACATTTTAGATCTTCAAATAGATGCATTAAACGCAGCAAGATCTATGGATGTAGATCAAGCAGAAGCAATACTTAGAGTTGAATTAGGTTCTAAAGTAAATGAAATGAGCTCAAAAGAACTAAGAAGAGATCTATTATTATTTGCTAGAAATAACCCAGCTTTGTTCATTAACTTAGCTAATGATGAAAATGTGCAGCTTAGAAACTTTGCTATTAGAGCACAAGAAAATAGCATTATAAGCTTATCGCAAGATCAAAGAACATTTACTTGGGTGTCAACTGGCAGAAAATTAATGAACGTACCTTTTGATGAAAACCCTTACTCAGCGTTTGCGGCTTTCTTAAAAACAGATGAAGGCGTTGAAATCTATAAATCTATAGATAAAAAACTATAAAAACAAGTGATACTATATATAGGCGGTTTCGGCCGCCTTAATAGTATATAAAAATAAAAAAATGGCAGTAAGTATAAATACAGTATATCAAACAGTCTTGTACATATTAAACAAAGAACAAAGAGGGTATATACCTCCAGCTGAATTCAATAGTTTAGCAACTCAAGTACAAAGCGAAATATTTATGTCTTACTTTCCAGACGGTAATCAATTAAATCGTCAAAACCAAAAAAACACTCAAAACGATACAGAGTTTTTTAACATGTTTAAAGACACTGCTTATAAACTTTTCCCATTTGAAAAAAATGCCGCTTTTACTTATAACACAACAAACCTTGGTTTTATATACTCAGGAGCTGGCGTTATATATAAAATAGGAGATATAATATCAACATACCCCGGAAATCCTACTTACGATTCCGTAACCGAATTAGTTAGTCAATCAGATTTTAATAAAATTACAAGGTCTAAACTAACAATTCCTACCGTTCAATATCCATTAGCGGTAACAACTCAAACAACTACATTGGTTGCTCCATCTATAGTGCAACAACTTCTTGTTAAGGTAACTCCTTTTGTTACAAATATGACATTAAATATAAACTGTCTTTTTGCACCAACTGTTCCTAATTGGGGATTTAATATTGGTACACAAGGACAATACTTATATGATGCCAGTGCTTCTGGTCCGTCTGTAGATTTTGAATTAGATATATCTGAAAAAAATAATTTAATAATTAACATATTAAAATACGCTGGAGTAATAATAAATGATCCTACTATAATACAAGTAGCTTCTCAAGAAGCCCAACAAACATCAATTAACGAAAAATCATAGTAACAAATGGGATTAATAACTGAAACAAATAAACAATACTATCAAGGTGCTCAGGGATTTTTATCTACTGGAGCAAACAATCAAGTATATTCAACTACATTTGATACAGATTTAGTATTCGGTGATTGGAACCCAGCTAATGCTAATTATGCTTTAAATAATTTTAAAGTATATACTAGCGCAAATGGTTTGCCCGGAACTTATACAGAGTATTTATTAGCTTACGCTGTTGCAAATAATGTTGTAGATATTACAGCTACTTTACCCGCTGGGACTTTTGTTGTTGTGCAATTAAAAGTTTTAACAGGAGGTAAGTATGGTCAAACAGAAGCTGAAAAAGCTTATGGAGATACCGTAGAAGATAATTACGGAAGCTATGAATATATAAAGTTAACAGATGCTATAGACAACTTTATGGTTGGTTATGTAGGGGATGGTAAACTAATACAAAATGCCAAAAAATCTGATGTATTATTTTTTGCAAAAAGATCTTTGCAAGAATTTAGCTATGATACTTTAAAAAGTATTCATTCACAAGAGTTAAATATACCTGCTAGTTTAAGCGTTATATTGCCTCAGGACTATGTAAACTACGTTAGAGTATCTTGGATAGATGAATTAGGTGTAAAAAGAATTATATACCCTGCAAATAATTTAACTATAGCTCCTTTTGGAACGCCTGTGCAAGATCAAGCGGGTGTGCCAACGCAAGACAACTTTGGGGAAAACATTGAAGGAACTTCTCTTACCTCGGAAAGATGGAAAAAAGCAAATGATAGTATAATAAACAGCCAGCAGGGAAATGATATAGATGAAGTTATTGACTTTAGAAACGCTTACGGCATTGAAGGTAGCTGGAACTGGGGGAGGCAATATG